TCCACCACCGGACCTATTGAAGCTGTACGTGACCTTTGTGGGTTGAGTGTACTTGATTGGACTTGCCCCCATGAGATTGTCTGAATCATATAAAGTGGCCTTGGTCAATGCACTCTTGAACAATTGACTACCATTGATATTACCACTTACGTATGATTGATATAGATCCGGCCAAAGATCTTGATATCCAGAAGCCATTTCTTCACGTGAACGTGTAGTTGCTTGTAGACCAAGATTCACTTTGGTGGTTAGGAATGGTCCATCCCATTGATTGAGTAGTGGACCATTGTAAATTGGAGTAGATGCTTTCGCTTGATATTCATTGTTCAATTGCTGCTTGGTAGGAATGTTCTCCAAGATTTGTGCAGCAAGTGATCTACCCGAACTCAATGTTGATGGGTTTGCGTACCCATAGTTTTGATTGTAGTTTTGTACAGCATTGTTATACATTACATCGCCTACGAAACTGGAATAGGCTGAAGGTGTATAAGCAGGTGAAGCTACCACAGCTGTGTTTTGTACATCAGGGCCAAAGTCAGCAACCCAAGATGTATCTACATTGGAACGACGTGCTAAGACTGCCATTAGATCCCCTCTGCAAAAAATAGTTTCTTTAAATAGGATTGGATGACGAAGTTTAATCCACTTTTTACGACTGTTTTCGAAAGGGAAGCTTCTTCCGATTCAGAAGTGGACCTCTTCATCTGTGCGCCACCAGCTAACCCTACAAATATCGACGCTCCAATATCTGTTGGATCTTCTGGCCCATAAGAAAAAGATCCTTCGTCATCCTCACCTATATAAGTATGGGTGCTCACCAGTACCACGAATTCCCTTTTGAACTGAATGTACCACCACTTGCACGAAGTGGTGCATTGTAAGAAGCCGCGGTCGCGCTTGTAGCAGCCTTGCCATATGTCCACCCACCAACAGTGGCAGTGTTAGCAGTCCCATACTGGATCAATTGATTGTATGAGTTCTTGATACTGTCATAATCCTGAGAGTATAGATTGGATGCAGCCTGTGCAGCAGGTGCAGTGGCAAACTGAATATTAGGTGCACCTAAGCTATATCTTGGTGTCACATAGGCACCAGTACCAGTCCATTCATCATCATAGTCAGTGTCGATAAGTCGTTCACCAGCTCTGAATACTGGAATACCATATCCTGATACATTCTCAGGTAGAGTATCGAACCACTGTCCATCTGCACGAGGATTGTCGCCACGTCCTGAAGACTGTGTTGCAATATGCACACCGGCTTGGAATTTCTGTCCCAAGATAGGATCAGTTGTAGTACCAGTTACACTGAAATCATTTCCACCAGTGAAGTAATCACGTTTTGCTTTCACTGTAGGGAATGCTTGCTGGAATTGGTCAGCCAATGAACCTGGAACATTACCAACTTGATCATTGAGAATCTTACGTGCCCACTGAGGTGTACCAGTTTCGGCTTGCTTGTTGGCAAGATCCCAGTCAATGGTTACATTGACATTGCCACCACTAATAGCAGTCTTACCACTGGTATCCCATTTACTTGCCAATGAAGACAACTGAGGACCCAGATAGGCAGCATAGAAACCACCAGCTGACGAATAGGCTGAAGCCACTGTGGCATCGTACCATTCTTGGGTTCCCATAGCAGGAGGCTGTGGTATCTGTGATAATGGATAACTTAAGATATAAGCAAGATCATTAGCAAGAATTGAACTTGAAAATGCATAGCCATTATTGGCAATGTTCTGTGAGCCAGACTGAGAACCAGTAGGTGTAACTACTGTATATCCTTGATCTGGAGTTCTACGGGTTAGGGTTGCCATTAGGATCCTCCTCGCGTTCTGTCTGTGGCCTCGGATCTGGCGGGAGAGCTGGCTGTGGAGCCGTCTGATCGGGTTTGCGTCTCTGCATTAGCATTTATCTCCTGATTGAGCTTAGTGTTCTTTGCAATGGTAATAGTAGCCTCATCTTCATCCAGTTGAGGATTACGACGCATGAGTTCTTCAACCGTACTGGTGAGATTGAGACGAAGATCTCGTTCCAAATTCTCATCCTCAGGATTGAATGGGATAACTGTTTCTTCTGGCCAATCAATTAAAATGTCATCAATCAATGGCATCTTATTCATTGCAAGAATTAAATTGGCCAATTGTAATTCGTAGCGCTCATATCGCACGGTCTTTTCCTGGAAGACCTGCATGAGTGGGAACCATCTGATCATTAATTCTCTACCAGATGTAGCACCCTCTCCACCCTCAACTGAGATCTTGGGAACTGAAGAGGTTACATACAGTCTGTCTTCGAGCCACTGTAGTGTATACAGCACATCTTGAATCTTAGGATTGATTGACAATGCGCTTGCCGCACCTTCAGAAGGCAGTGACAAAATATGACCTGGATTCCAAGTAATGGATTCACCATTCTTATATCCACTGATGACAATAGGAGTAAAAGATTGCATCTTGACCATATATGCCAAATGTGTCAGCATCTGATTGATTTGGCGATTCATGTTTACCACAGGACTTGCTTGTGGATAACCAATGTACTGATTATGAACTTCTTCACCTTTGAAGTTAACGAATGGTAGAAAACCAAGGTTGTGAGTCATTGATGTTTGCTGCACTGGTGAAGCTGAAGGACCAGTGAAGAATGATACAGATTCAGTAGTCCAAACCTGTTGTTCGACAACTCTTTCAGTTTGAGGCAGAGCACCATTGGGTCCAAATGCCTGATTGTCTACAACATGATCTACAATACGTAGCAATGAAATTGCATCAGCAGTGGTAGGATCATTGTCATTTCCAGCAGCAGAGAATTCTGAGGCATCGTAAAGTACAAGACGATACTTACCTTTGAGTGTCTCATCGTATAGTGGATGAATGAGACAAGAACCAGTAAGTTCTGCCATGAGGTCTGCTTTCTGTAGCAAAGCATCAATAGCATTGTCCTTGTAGATCTGTTCCAAGAGGGCAACTGAGGCAGAAGGACCAGTGAAGTCTCGCTTCAATGGACGACTGTACAACATGTTGGTACGCTTGGTCATGATAGGACGAGTAAGATTCATCACCAATGGATCAACATCTTCATTGGCTAATATGAGATCTTGTTCTTGTTTGCCGTAATAGAAATCCTTGTTCTTCACAGCAATTTCTCTACGCTGCTTTTCCTCAAGGTTGAAGTTCTGATTCAGAGCTTTCTGGGTCAGCGAAACAGGTGCGGTATCTAAAGCTGATACTGGACTATACATATGCTAATTCTCCTGAGCACTCACGACAAGTATATGGAGGCTGATCTTTTGGTGTGTATGATACGAATTGATTTCGACACTTGTTGCATCTTTTCAGCACTGGTTTTCCAGTATTCTCTTTAGCATAGGGATCAATGAAAGTGGGTGTATCACCAATCCATTTGGTTTTGTCGAACTTGTTGACAAAGAAATAACGAATAGCATCACACATATGGTCCCACTTACCATCTTTCAGTGGTTCCTCTTTAATAGTACTTGTATATGTGTTTTGTTTAGCATATGCATATGAGGTAATGGAATTGATTGATCCAATGCAGTTATTGGTAATCTTGAAACGTCTTTGTCCACGATGATTGCAAATATAGGATCTCACTAATGCAATTCCTGGCATGATCTCAGAACCCTTGGATTCCACTGTCCATTTCTGAGGTGACATTCTCAAGTAGTCCACTGGAGAAATACCAGATACCAATTGTTCTGCATTACCAGCAGGATCACAGTATATGGCTTTCACATCCCATGAAGACAGACCATTCCTTGCCAGTTTATTGATGATCATTTGTTCTAATTGATCAATTGGTGTACGTGCTGCAATGATCTCATCGAATTGAATTACTTCACCATTGTCCTTGGCAACTGCCATGAAACATATTGCACTTGGATTAGCAAAACCAAAGTCCATACCAAGATAGATATCGAAGTCATGTGGAGATGGGAGACCGTCTTCTAAAATGTTCAACTGATCAAACTGATCATAGACCATACCTTCTCTGGTAATGAACTCAGCCATGAACTCTTGTTTGAATGACAATGTATCCATGTCTTGTGCTGCATCTTTTAATTCATCACCAGAAATCAATGGATTCATCAGTGTAGGCCAATGCAATGCTTCCCAATTGGTATTCTTTTCCATTGAAGCATATTGAAATTGGTAATAGAACCAGTTCTTACCATTAGGAGTAGAAATTAAAATGGCACTGCCTTTTGAGTCTGCTAAAGAAGGACGAAGGACTTTCTTCCAGATGTCTTCAGCAATGAATGCAGCTTCATCCATGACCAGATAAGTGATCTTACGACCACGCAATCCAGGTTCATTGTCAGCACCTTTGAATGATATTAGACTACCATTGAGGAATGTCATTTCCATTCTGGTCTCATTGACATTCTTGATCAATGGTTCAATAGTTTTGACCAGTTCTTTGAGTTCATTCCATCCAACATCTCTTGATGTAGATAGTGTAGGAGCTACCCACATAGCATTGGCTTTAGGTCTTGTAAGACAATGCTTGAGTAGTTCAGCAACAGCCATCTTGGATTTGCCCACACGTCTACCACCAGCAATGCACTTGAAACGTGCAGGGCTGTTATGGAGTTGTTCCTGATAAGGAAAAGGGGCGTAATCCAGTGTTAGCGTTTGCGACATGTACAGCTTCTCTCAATGTATTCTAAACGTGCATTGAAGTCATCAAGAATGATCTGTAAGAATCGAAGAAAGTCCAGTAAGACATTTATTTGATCGTCTTCCATAGTTCTCTCACAGTAGTAAGAACTTCTTCTTTACGTTCTGTTGGTAATGCAGCAAACTTATCCATGATACGCTGCATATTACGATGCATTGAACCATGCAATTGCTTCACATATGTTGAATCATCAGTGGATATTGTAACTCCACCATTGCCATCATAGACTACATCACTTTGTATCTTCTGCATAAATCCACTCTCCAATCTCTGGTGCTTTCCATACTTTTGCTGCAATCTCTCCTGGATGTTGTTCTATGTGTTTGCATCTGTGTGTGAATGAGTTAAGCATATAACCATTACACCAATGACAAACATCATGATTGACAATATCAGCAGCATTGAATATAGGGTGACTGAGATCCAATGGTTGAGACTCAATGAGTTTCTCTTCAGTACCACTGGCAATACCAATGATTGAACCATCTTCATCATATATCCATCTTGAAGGAATCCTTGATACTTCTGGTAACTGTTGGGATTGGGTCTGTTGGGTCCAATCATCTATTGCATCATATACTTCAGGCCTAACAGAAACATCAACTGTTTCAGTGTAAAATCCACGCTTTCTATCATATCGAGTAGCCTCAATGACAATGACTTCATCAGTATCTATTCTTGTCTGTCTCATCAGAAGCTACCTACAGATCTCTGTGGTACTGTCTCTTGTTCTACTTCAGTGAAACTTCTAAACAATACTATTTGAATCTCTTTGTCATCATCAGTCATCACTTCGAATCTATTGGCATAGTCTCTCAATAACTGAGTCATTCTTGCATTCAAGTGATCTGCGTATCTCAATGGTGTTTGTTCTGCCAGCTTCATTCAGATGCTCCAATTGAATTCCATTGAATGATGAATGTATTTTCAGCAACAACATCACGCTGTAATTGCTCAATCATCTCAATATGATCCAATATCAACTTCATGAATCTCCAATCTCCTTTTAGAGCTTTATCCACGCAGACATCATATAATTGAGGCAATCTTGAATTCAATAAAAGACGTGATTCACTTACCAGGCAACTAACAAATTCTGGATCAGTTCTCCAACGATTTATTGTTCTGTCCGAAACGCCAGCTAATTCAGCTACAGCTTTATTGCTTAATGAAGGATTTTCCCTCCATGCTTGAATTGCTTTTGCCTTTCTTGGATCAGTGCTCCAATCAATTTTCTCTATTGCTTCACTCATTTATCTCTCCAATATCCATTTACACTTGAACCGTCTGAACGAGTATATCCACTTACGTAAGTCTTGTTTCTTGTTGCGGCCTTGGCATATGTCTTTTGTTGACGCTCATCTTGACCAGTTGCCAATAGTATTTTTCTTGTTACAAATGCACCGGTCAATCTTCCCAGTCCTTGAGGTGTAAATACATTACCCAAGTAATTACTCACACCAGCTAAAGCTCCATTTGGATGGGATGGAATTGCTTTGGCACCTTTATACAATTCTGGTCTGAGTATTCTGGAATAACTACCTGATTGTCCTTTTCTTATAGATGCTACGTCAAATGCTCTTACTGCCATTTCTACTTTAGCAAATTTAGAGTTTGCGCTGCCTACTGGTAAATACAATTCATCTAAGTTCTGCACGAATTGAGTTGACCATGCTGCGCCACCTACTTCAGGATATACACTGATAAGGTTAAAAATAGCAGTAGCTGCTGACTGATTGAAAACACCTTTGGCAAAACCTTGCACATACTGTTGCTTTTTTGTTTGGGGCTTCAATAGATATTGAGCAGCTGTTGAAAGACCTTTTCCATATGATTGATTTGCAATAGCATTAGTCAATAGATTAGAATACTTTTCTTTTGATACTGCACGTCTTGCGTCCAATGCCAATTTTGCATTGCGTGTTGTAGCAAATCTATTGACTGTTAATGTTCGATAAGACTTGAGATACTCTGATGTGGCAATACGTTTGACAATCCAATTGGTTGTTGATGTAGTGCCTTGTAATGCATCTAATGTATTGAAAGATCCTGATAGTGCTGCTTTACGTAAGTTTCTTGCGCCAATCCTTTTATAGATCGTGGCGTAAGACTTAGCAAGTAATTTAGCTCCACCAGCTTTTTCTACTTCTCCAGCAACAACACGTCCTGCTTTGGTTGCAACAAAGCGAGCGACCATGGGACCAAACTTTTCCTCCAGCATAAGGGCTAATCTGGGCCACATGGTCTACTCACCTTCTTTTCACAGGAGTTTAAAATGTCTCTGGTACTAAATGATTGGGATGACCCATCTCGTAGAGTAGATCCCCAATCAATCTCTTAGCTGGATTTGACGCGTTCAGTCGAACGAATATAGCTTCTAATTTTGCACCTATATCCACAAGGCCGATTGTAGATACAACTGCATTTGTGTCCACGGAAACACGATCTTCTTGGATCTTGTCGTGTCCAAGGTAAATAGTACTTACAATGAACTTGGGTCCACGGTCTCCATCTTCTATGCGGCCTTTTGCTAAAAACGTTTCACCATCATTTGCATTTACAACTGATCTCCAAACTGGTGTAGTCTTTTTGATGATTACACAGTCAACTTTGCCATTGTCAGCCATTTCGACATTGTTAACATAAACTGCACCAGTTGTTTCGCGAACGTTAGAACGGTCAATAACACCTGTAACTTCCATATCATTTGTCCTCTCCTCAATTGTAGTGAAAAGAATGGCATTGCCATTGCATTGCAATCATTCAACATTGTCATTTGATTCTCAATGCCATTGCCATTCATTATTAATAGTATACCACAATTAATTGAAAGTAACAAGTTATATGGGATTTAATTCCATCCGTTGAAAGGATATCTGAAGCGAGGTGCCCTTGTGATCCAGTCAGTGCTGAGCAATCTTACAGTATTTTGATCCAATTGTGCAAGCAAACGCTCAGCCATCTGATAATAACGATCAGCAAGAGTTGCCAAGTAAATGATATTCTCACTGCGTTCTGCCAAGCTGTCACCAGAAATGCTGGTATCTCCAATTGAAATTGAACCAGCAATGCTGCCCACTCCATCACGCATATTGCGAATGATTATATTGTCAGATAGGTTTGTATACATTTGATACAGTGCCAAGCAGATTTCAGCTTCCTTCAGGATTTGAAGACTAGCGTTAAACTTTCTGCGTGCAGTATCATCATCAAAGTTATCAAAACGATCAATACCCATTTCAGATGTTCTATAATCAATTTGTGCACGAGCTCGTCTAAGAGCCTTGCTAACTTTGGATGTAGAAACATCATCTGAAGTAAGATCACTATAGTCATAAACGTCTTGTGTTGTAGCGTAATTTGCACCATCCCAACTTGAACTAACAGCCAAAAATGGAGCATGTGCATTGAACATGCCACCAAATACTGGCTCTGAATAAGGGCCAGTTGCATTAGTAGTTGTATTGACAAACTGAATCTTGTACCAATAGATATCATCCATTGCACTGTATTCATACGAAGTAGTACCATACTCATAGTCAGCGCTGTATACGAGACCGTATGAACCACTTTCAGTTGTCGATGCATAGATGTCTAACCTATTGGCATTGACATCCTCTGGTAATGAGAATGTAAAGGTAGCTACTTGTGTACTCATCAGGTCTCCGTTGGTAAAATTGTTCTTGCAAATGGATCATTAGATGGACCAATCACATATGCATTTGCTGAATAATAAGCAATCTCAGAGTTCAAGAAAAAAGGAACAACTTGAGTAAGCTCGTATATGTTGCCATCAAATGCAGCAGTCCATACAGTACGCTTCAAGTTTTGTCCTTTGTTCAAAGTAAATGTTCTGCTCAAATGGAATGTGGGTGGTAAGTAGATCTTACGAGTGTCACGTTCCATGTAAGTAGTAAACAATTCATTAGCCTGAGACACTGGTAGTGAATAGTTGATAGGTGAGAAGACAGCCTTCGATGAATATTCTTCAGCTGGAAGATAAGCAGTTCTATCATCCATGTAGCTGTTTTCATCTGGTTCATATTTATACATTCTGATTGTTGTACCAATCTTATTGAATGCATTGATGTACTTGGTTGTGGTGCTGCCTGTCAGACCTTCAGCGTAATAATCCACATTGTCATTCGGACTACCAAGAATATTGAATGCAACTGCCAATTGATTAGCCGCTGCACTGTCTTCGATGTATGCATCAGATGTCGTGTCTAAGCCCTCTGAGAGCGTCTTAGAGCGTAGTGAGACAGGTTTGTTGTCTGACTGTACCGTGCTATTACCTTGCCCAATAACATAGCCAACTCTAATGTTCTCAGCTTCAGTACCATTGAACAATGTTGTACTGGTAGCTTTGAAGAACTTGGCTCCACTACAGTTTGATGCTAATTCAAGTTCAGTGCCGAGTGTATACACACCAGCTGAGTAGGAGAGGCGACGCCAGTAGCACATATCCACACTCGACACCGAACGAACGTATGTAAAGATGAACCCGCCTTCAGCAAGTCCCAATACATTTAATCTTGTAGCATACTGACCTGTTGGAGAATCAATGAAGTCAATATGACCTGAAGTCTTTGGCACTTGAGTTGCGGATTCCCAAGTGCTTCCATTATCATATGACAATGAATAATAAATTGAAATGGATGTTCCTGCTGTATTAAATTGACTCCATGCCGCACATAGAGTTCCATTGCCATCTCGTTCCAAGTTGACATCATATATATTTGTCATCTGGAATTCAGCAATGTCATGCTGTGCGCTCCATAGGTTGGAGTTCTTCTCATATCGCACATGTGTCAAAGCAATCTGACTGTTGCGGTCTTCCACCAATAGCACATCTAATTCATTGTTGTCAGTGACATTGGTAGCATGAACATTGAAATAGTCTGAACCAGATGGACCAGTGATAGCTGTAGCTACGATCGGTTCATCAGAACGCATGATTGTCAGTTCCAATTGACTATATGACATGTAGGTCATCCAGATGTAGTCATCGTTTTGACTGACCTGCATAGCCATTTGATCCATATCAACATCTATCAAGTTATACAATGATGGTGTACCAGGAGCAGGGTCTATACGCTCAATACGATCATCAGTTGTCAATTTGAAAATGAATGGTTCAACTTGATATTGATCTGGATTTGGAGCAGTGTTGTAGAAGCTGTGTAGCAACACCATACGGTTACGACGCTCATCAACCATGAGATGCATGATTGGACCATTTGTATTCAGTCCAGCAACTCCACTGAATCTGAATCCTGGAGAAGTAAATGTGCCATGCCACATCAAATCCCATGAAAATCCATTTGTAATAGAACGATAAATTCTTATATACTTGGATTGGATATTCTCACGAATGGCAGCCCAAAGCACACCATTGCTGGTACGTACCAGGTTTCTGGTTGGCATGTTGTGTGTGATGAGACCACGTGAATTGTAGTTGCGGGCTACCCACCCAGTTGAATTAGTTGCCGACATATGTACCTTCCACGTTGATCAAGAAGTTACCATCTCCAGTCGAAAGACCAGCAGGCACTTCAAATTTCAACCATATCGTTGGTGTAATCGAATTGGGTTGAACATTCTCGAATGAAACACTCGTTGAATAAGTTTCATCATCCAATGACAATAGTACATTTGGAATAACTTCTGTATTAGAAGAAACGATGGATAATGTGTAACTGACAATGAATGAAGATAGGTTAGCTATCTTAAACTTGGTTGTTTTAGACTGACTGAACAAGAATGCACCAAGGTCTATAGGACCAAGTGAAGTTGCATCACGTGCAGTCAGAGCGATCGTATCTGATGGAACAAAATCAAATACAATGTCATTGTTCGTTGCAAGAATAGAAGTTAATCCGGGTGTAGATATTGATATATCAGCTGGGTTGTCATCCAATGCAATATCAATAGACTTCTCGCCACCAGCAGTTGCACTATGTCCCTGAATGCCGATATTGGTTATATCTGATCCAAGCAGTCTTGATCCAATTCCAGAATCAATAATGGTTGCATATGAATTAACATTGATCTGTCCAGCATCGGGAACTGCATATGTGCGAGATAAACTAACTGTTGCAGATTGTCCAGCAATAGCTATGTTACAAGAATCAGGATCAATTGTTACATCAGGATCATACGCAGTAGATCCAAATCTGGCATCATAGTGTGCAGCAATTCTTGTTGTTGGCAGATACGATGAATAGATTGCAACTTCATCAAGATCCATGTCCAGAGATGAAACAGGATATTTTTCTTGGGAAGTGAACAATACATCTACTGATCCAATGACAAATAGTCCTGCTGTAGAAACTGTATATGGATCATAGAATGCGATATTCGTAGAAGTCTCAGCATTGTCCACATAGGTCTTGAGTATCAGAGAACTACCAGACTTTTGAGCATTCAATACAACATGATGCCAATTTCCATCTGCAATGTATTTTCCACTGGAAATCCAATTGATGGTATTAGGAATTGCATCTGTTGTATTGGCTACTACTTGTGAACCTGTGAATCTACCTACTGAAAGATATCCATTAACAGAACCATAGGTATAAGATCCATTGGATAATGAATATCTCCAATAATCATTTCCCAATCCATCATAGTTATCAAGTCTGGTTCGTGTACCAAATGTATATGTTGAATTCGTAGAAGAAGGTACAGCTTCTAAAACCGAAAGTATTGCACCAGTAGTTGTTGAAGTTGTACGAACCCAGAACTCGATTGCACCACCATTAGCAATGGTAGGCAAAAAAGATTCCATGGTGGTTCGTGTATTACCTTTGACATTGATACTCCATGAATCAAGATATGTTGCGCCAAACGTACCTGTCAGTGGGTTTGTAGTTCCATAAGTAACACTTGAACCAGTCAATGTCAAAGCGGATGATCCACTATCAGATAGACTGTCATTGAACTTATACCAATGGCGTGGAGAATCAGCTGATATTTGGTTATCATAATCTTTGAATACAATGATGTAATCAGCATCTTTACCATCAATGGCAATGTCACTGACATCAGCAGTAACTTCAACACCATATTCAGCTGTTATTGTTGCTGATTGTCCAGCGATATCGATATCTGTTACATCAGCAGTTATTTCTGCATTGGGACTCTCTGAAACGACTGTAGCATCGTATCCAGTGATATCTATATCAGTCACATCAGCTGAAACAGCTAAATCTGTACCAGCTGCAACAGTAGCATCTTGGCCAGCAATATCAATATCGGTAACATCAGCACTGGTTGAAACAGTTCCAGTTCCCAAACTGTAGTGAGAAGAAATAACGCTTCCTGAAATGGCAGAGTCATACAATGCCATGTTCTTCAACTGTCCATTCCAATATTGTGATGAACTATACTTACCCATATAGACAATGGCACTGCTATTGGAAAGTGTGTCGACAGAGTTATCAGCTGCCAATGAAGTTACATCAGAACCATCTTTATATAGTTTTAATGTAGTTCCATTCCAAACCATGACAATGTGATACCAAGTATTCAGACTTGAAGTGCCAGCTTCGACGGCATACTTACACATGTTTCCATCTGATTTTTGAATAAAGCAATAGAATTGGTTGGAGCTTCCACCTTCACCATATCCCAAACCCCATTCAAGGCTTTTACCAATGACACGCATGACACTATTGGCTTCTGGTCTACACCAGATTTCAACACTCATGCTGGTCGAAGCAGGTGACCATTTGTCATTATCAGGAAAAGTAATATAGAAAGAAGATCCATTGAAATCAATGGAGTTGGCCTGAAGTCCTGGCGGAGATGTTGTTGAATACAGACTGGTTGTAGCACTCGCAGTACCATCAGGTGAACCAGCAACATATTCGTCAATGATAGTGGTTGATGAATCAGCTAAAAGCCAATATCTCCATGCACCGTCGGCAACAATGGTTGTGTTGTAACTCATATCTTCTCCTGAATAGAAAAGAGTGACCACCAAGTAGGGGCGTTGGCTCGATGGTTCGAGACCCTACTCAGTGGCCACTCTTCGTTCGTTGAGGAGACTTCCCAAAGTCGAATGCCTGACGAAAGTGGGAGTCAACTTTTATAGTAACATACAGTAAAGTAAGTTGTCAAGTATTAATCAGCAGTTGTTGTAAAAATACCTGAAGCTGACCAGCTAATTGAAAAAGTACCTGAACTTGACGATTGATCTGAACCGAAATCAACATACGCAATTAGTGGTGATGTTGAAGAAGATCCAGTTGAAAGGTAAACTACCGCATAGCGAGCAGTGATTGTCGATGACGTCCACGATACATCGGCAGCGTCAAACTTGGTTACGTTAGTACCTGAGGTATATCCAACGGTCTTTGAAGCAAGCGTAGCACCTCCTGCCGTGTAACCAGTACCTGTAACTTCGTAAGACGAAACATCGTCCCAGTAGTCATGTGAATCCTGGTTTGGAGTATAGGAGCTACTAACCAATGCAACCTTGATCGTATCGGTATCCCAGTCGACTTCTTTGTTGAATGCCTTGGTGATCAAGGAACCGTAAGTCTTAGTTGTTGCCATTGTTCAGCCTCCTATCAGGTCAATGTGTCAAGCAGACGTACACCATAGGTATCGACGAGCTTGTCACAGTGAACGCTCATCCAGCCCATGAGATCAATGGCACGAGCAACAACGTTGTCATCAACGTCAACGCCAATGTCCTTGACCCAAGCGCAACCAAGAGCTTCACGGCTGAAGAGCAGGTTGTCACGAGCAGTAGGAGTTGCACCGTTAGCAGCAATACGACTTGAGATGAAGCAAGGGATACCGTATGGTGATCCAACGTATGAATTCATGTTGGGGAATCCAGCACCGAATCCAGAAACGTTCTGAACACCAACTGGACCATATGTATCAGCATCGAACTGCTTGCGAAGCTTCGACCATGAGTATGGGTGGAAGACGGCAAAGTAAGGACCAGGCGCATTGCTGGCCTCGAGGAACGCTACACCATCAAGGAAGTCAGTAACGGTGAGGGCATCACCATTGACGTTCTTGGCCTCAGTGAAGTCAGCAGCAGCGATGATGAGATCGTCTTCCTTCTGAGCAATCGCACGACCAATCTGGTCACCATATGGAGCGAGATCCGAGAATGGATCCCCATGGAGAGCCGACTTCGAAATCTGCACGTAGACACCATACTCCACTGGAGTAAGCACTACGCCGTCAGACGACCAAGTTGAGCTTGATGGAGCTACACCTTCTGAAAGTGAAGCAGCGGTTAAAGCCTGGAAGCGAGGAATCGTAATGTTGTTGAAGCCAGGAGGTACAGCCTCACCACGAACGAGTTGACGGAAAACTCTGTTCGCGTAAGCAGCACTTTGGGCGTTCGCAGAAACGATCGAACCTACCAGGTCATTAAATGTAGTGGTTGTTGAAACAGCCATTCAATTAATTCCTTTGTTATTCGGCGGGGTTTTTGTGAAGTTTGTTCTGATACATTGCAGTAATTTGTTGACGAGCAACTGGATCCTGCGCCATGTCCATGATAGAACGATCACCAAACATTACAGGACGAGCACCGGGTGTGTTCGCATTTCCAGCCTGTGGTGGAATGGTATTCGGAATCTCAGCGGGCTGAGGAGTAGGTTCAGTTGGTTGTACGGTCTGTGGCACAAACTGTGGATACTTTGCCAGAAAGTTATCTACGGCTTCTGATACAGCCTGATTTGGCTTCAGCTGAACAAAAGATGGATCAGCTTCAATGCCTCGTCTGTACAATTCGTTTTCAATCTTCAATGTGTGAATTTGGCCTTCAAGGCTCCTGTAGTCCTCAAGCTGAGACTTCAAGTCGCGAACCTGAGTTCTATAACCAGCTGCTTCTTCTCTGAGGCTTTTTACGTAAGTCTCATCGAACTGCTTGGCTTCATTGTCCATTTATCCTCCAGGGAAATTGGTAGGCATCTAGCCTAATTATATAGTATAGTAGTTATCACCAGTAATAACTACCACCACTCCAGCTAATGGATCCACCACCGGACCTATTGAAGCTGTACGTGACCTTTGTGGGTTGAGTGTACTTGATTGGACTTGCCCCCATGAGATTGTCTGAATCATA